CAACAGTTTAACGAAGATTTAAAAATATTTGCACCGCCAGAACCAGAACATATCTATACTATTACAGTAGATACAAGTAGAGGTGTTGGTAATGACTATAGTGCTTTTGTAGTATTTGATGTTACAGAAGTACCATATAAAGTAGTTGCAACATATAGAAACAATACTATTGCACCAGTGTTGTATCCAAAAGCAGTATACAATGCTGCAATGGCATACAATCATGCTCACGTGTTAGTAGAGATAAATGATATAGGTCAGCAGGTAGCTGACATATTACATCATGATTTAGAATATGATACCTTAATAAATGCTCAGTGGAAAGGTCGTGCTGGACAGATTGCAGGTAGTGGATTCGGTAGTGGAGATAGTCAAATGGGTGTAAGAACTACACCTTCATTGAAACGAATAGGATGTTCAATGTTAAAAACTATCATCGAAAATGATAGAATGATAATAAACGACTTTGATATCTTGTCAGAACTTACGACGTTTGTAGCTAATAAAAGAGGAACTAGTTACGAAGCAGAAGAAGGAAGAAACGATGATTTGGTAATGTGTCTTGTGTTTTTCGCGTGGTTATCGCAGCAAGACTACTTCAAAGAACTAACTGACATAGATATAAGAAAGAACTTATATGAATTAAATCAACAAGCCTTAGAGGAACAGTTGACACCATTTGGAGTAATTACAGATGGTCAAGATAGTGACCTATGGCAAGAAGATGACGAATTTAAAGGTGGAGAACGAGTTATTGTTGATGGATGGGATTACGAAAGTGAGAGTCCCTTCTAGTATCGAGTTTTATAAATATAACAGAGCTTTATAATCTACCGTAAAAGAAAGGAGAATTGAAATGGCATTTCAGGTCAGTCCAGGCGTAAATGTATCAGAAGTTGATTTGAGTACAGTTGTACCAGCAGTTTCTACTACAGAAGGCGCCTTAGCAGGGGTTTTCAAATGGGGACCAGTGGACACTCGTGTCTTAATTGACAGCGAGGAAACATTAGTCAACCGTTTTCATAAACCTGACGGGGATCTAAACCCAGAAACATTTTTTACCGCTGCTAACTTTTTAGCATACGGTAATAAACTATTTGTGAGCAGAGTTGCTGACTCTGGTGCAAACAATGCTGTGTCAAACGGCAGTTCTGCAGCAGTTGTAGTCAAAAACGAAGATTTCATAGATTCAGTAACTATTACAAGTAATGATCACTTTATAGCTAGATATCCAGGTGCGCTTGGAAACAGCTTACAAGTATCAGTTTGTAAGAGTGCAAACGATTACTTAGAGAGTTCAACAGGAACGTTGAGCATCAATGCAGGTAATACATTAGCAACAACATCTCAGAATGAGATCTCAGGTGGTACAGGACTTGTACAAGTTGGAGATAAAATTAAATTTGGTAACTCAACAGTAGGTATTTACTACTTAGAAGTTGAAGCTGCAAACAGCACAACATTTACTTTTAAATCTGCTTACACAGGTAACCAAAACCTATCTGGTGTTTCATTTGATAGATATTGGAAATACTACGATCAAGTAAGAGCAGCACCAGGAACATCTACATACGTTGATGCTAAAGGTGGTGTAGGAGACGAGATCCATGTAGTAGTAGCAGACGAAGATGGAGACATCACAGGAACAAAAGGTCAAATATTAGAAGTTTTTGAAGGTAAGTCAAGAGCAACAGATGCAAAAACAGAATCAGGAGAAACTAACTTCTGGATTGATGTTATAAAAGCACAATCAAACTGGATATATGCAAAAGGTGCTTACAACTTAGCAGCTAATACAACAGCAGCATCTTCAACAGCTTTAACAACAGACAATGCAACATATGACTCATTAAAGTTAGGTGCTGATTCTTTACCAGAATCAAATGCTAACATATACACAGCTGTAACAGCAGGTTACGATTTATACAAATCAGCAGAAGATGTTGATGTAAGTTTAATCTTACAAGGTAAAGGTATAGGTAACGGAACAGTTGGTAATGGTCTTGCAAAATACATTACAGATAACATTTGTGAAAGCAGAAAAGACTGTGTCTTATTTGCATCACCAGCTAAAGACGATGTAGTAAACAACGTTGGTGGCGAGATGGATGCAATAGTAGCATTTAGAAATGGGTTAACAAACTCATCATACGCAATGTTAGATAGTGGATACAAATATCAATACGACAAGTATAACGATGTTTATAGATATATTCCACTAAATGGAGACGTAGCAGGTCTTGCAGTTAGAAGTGACCAATTAAGAGACGCATGGTTCTCACCAGCTGGATACAATAGAGGTGCAATTAAGAACTTAGTTAAACTTCCATTCAATCCTAAGAAAGCTGAAAGAGACATATTATATCAAGCAGACATTAACCCAGTAGTTACATTCCCAGGTCAAGGTACAATCCTATTTGGTGATAAGACATTACTAGGTAAGCCATCTGCATTTGATAGACTAAACGTAAGAAGATTGTTCATTGTCTTAGAGAAGGCAATATCAACTGCAGCTAAATTCACATTGTTTGAATTTAACGATAGCTTCACTAGATCTCAATTTAAGAACTTGGTAGTACCATTCTTAAGAGATGTTCAGGGAAGAAGAGGTATCCAAGACTTCAGAGTGGTTTGTGACGAAACAAACAACACAGGCGAAGTTATTGATAGAAACGAATTTGTAGGAGACATCTACATCAAACCATCAAGAAGCATCAACTTTATTCAATTGAACTTTGTTGCTGTAAGAAGTGGTGTAGAATTCTCAGAGATTACTGGACAGTTTTAATAAATAGGAATAGGAGACAAAAATGGCTTTTAACATAAACGAAATTAGGTCCCAGTTAGCCCTTGGTGGTGCTAGACCTACCCTGTTCCAAGTGAATATTACTAACCCAGCTAATGCTGCAGGAGACCTAAAGACACCGTTCTTAATAAGAGCATCTCAGGTACCTGCATCTACATTAGGTTTCATTGAAGTACCTTACTTCGGAAGAAAGGTTAAAATAGCAGGCGATAGAACATTTGCTGAGTGGAACGTAACAGTAATGAATGATGAGGACTTCTTAATTAGAAACTCAATGGAAGAGTGGATGAACACAATCAACTCTCATTTGGGTAACGTAAGAGGTTTTGGTTCTGCAGCTGATTTAGCTTACAAGCAAACAGCTCAGGTAACACAGTTTAGTAAAACTGGTGTACCAATTAGAGAGTATACATTCAACGGAATATTCCCAGTTAACATAACTGAGATGGAAGTTGATTGGAACGCTACGGATATCATTCAAGAATTCCAGGTCACTTTCCAATACGACTGGTGGGAAGTTACTGGTGGTTCTACAGGAAACGCAGGCGGAAACTAAGGATAAAGGCAACTTAACTGTTGCCTTTATATCTTTATGTGGGTATACTATTGCCCATATAAATATATTATGAGGTAAACATGGAACTCTTCGGATTCGAAATAAACAGGAAAAAAACAGACGTTGATCTGGGATCCTTTGTACCCAAATCTGAGGACGACGGTGCAGTCGTAGTTGCTGAAGGAGGCGTCTACGGACAGTACGTTGATCTAGAACACACATCCAAAACAGAAGGTGAGCTTGTAACTAGGTATCGAAAGATGTCTATGCAGCCCGAGTGTGAGAATGCAATTGACGATGTAGTCAATGAATCCATTGTTTACGACCCTGAATCACATACAGTCGAATTAGACTTAGATCAAGTAAACGTAACAGACTCAGTTAAGAAAAGCATACAAGATGAATTTCATAACATAAAAGACTTACTTGATTTTGAAAGACAGTCTTACGAAATATTCAGACATTGGTATATTGATGGTAGATTATATTACCACGTAATCATAGACGAAAAGAACCCACAACTAGGTATTCAAGAACTAAGGTACATAGATCCAAGAAGAATCAGGAAAGTTAGACAAGTACAGAAAAAGAAATCTGGTACTGGTCCTAACACTGTTCAGTTAGCACAGACAAAACAAGAATACTATTTGTACAACGAAAAAGGATTTAAAGGTGGTCCAGGCATGGTCAATCCCGCTCAAGGAACTACCCAAGGTTTAAAAATAGCAAAGGATAGTATCCTACATTGCACATCTGGTTTAATGAGTGAAGATAATAAAATGGTATTGTCTCACTTACATAAAGCAATCAAGCCTTTGAACCAACTTAGGGTTCTAGAAGATGCAACAGTCATATACAGAATTTCAAGAGCACCAGAGAGAAGAATATTTTATATTGACGTTGGTAATTTACCAAAAGTGAAAGCCGAACAATATCTAAGAGATATGATGGCTAAACATAAAAACAGATTAGTCTACGATGCAACAACTGGTGAACTTAGAGACGATAGAAAGTTCATGACAATGCTAGAAGACTATTGGCTACCAAGAAGGGAAGGTGGTAAAGGAACAGAGATTACCACCTTACCAGCTGGTCAGAACTTAGGAGAGATGGACGATGTCCTATACTTCCAAAAGAAACTATACAGAGCATTAAATGTTCCTGTATCAAGACTAGAACCTGAAACAGGTTTTGCAATTGGTAGAGCATCTGAAATTAGTAGAGATGAAATAAAGTTTCAAAAGTTTATTGCTAGAATCAGACTTAAGTTCTCGAGAATATTTGAACATGCATTAGAGAAACAACTAATACTCAAAGGTGTTATTGTTCCTGATGACTGGCCAACTCTAAGAAGAGAGATGAGATTTGATTACGTAACAGATAGTCACTTCTCAGAACTAAAAGAGATAGAAATATTCAGAGAAAAGATTAGTGCAGTAAACGACGTTGATCCATACTTAGGTAAGTACTTCAGTGTACATTGGGTCAAGAAAAATATACTTAAACAAACAGAAGACGAGATTGAAGAAATGCATGCTGAGATGGAAACTGATGCGGAGGCAGAACAAGAAGTTCAAGATATGATGCCCGATCAAGAGCCAGAACAAGGCGAACAACCGCCAGAATCTGGTAATGGATTCCCAGAAGCTCCGCCTGAGCAAGCGTAATATATATAAATATAATAGGAGATTATTATGACAGACAATGCAACAGCAAGAACAGTAGTTGATTTAGCTCTGGATGATAAACCCAACAAAGCTGGTGAAGCCATGAATGACATTTTGCTAAATAAGATAAGCGATAAAGTTCAAGGCATGAAAGATTCTATTGCAAATGAGTTTATGGGATCTGAAGACCAAGATGGTCAACCAGTAGAAGTTCAACCTGAACTAGACTTAGAACCAGTTGAGGATGACGTTGAGGTGGAAGACGAAGTTGAACAAGAAGTTGCTGACGATGGCGAGAGTGAAGAAGTAGAACAAGAGCCTGAAGAAGTCGAAGACGAAGAGGCTTAGAGAAAAAGGAAAAAGACATGAAATCATTAAGACAAATAGTCGAACTAAAGAAGATTGATTTAGTACCTGATCCAGAGGAACAAGCTGGAGCTGTCTCCAATTATGCTAATCCAAAATCTGAAGCTGAAAGACGTTTCATAGAGAAGCATGTAGACTCTATTCAAAAAACTCTTCACCCAGCATACAAAGATGAAGCAGAACAGGACAAAGTTTTTAAAGGTGATGTAGTACAGAAGGATCAAACACATCACAATGCAGGCGCAGGTCACTACAAAGAAGGTGAAGACGCTGAAGTATACGAACAAGTACAACAAGCAGAAGATGCAGTTGACTTTGTAAGAGAAAATCTTACATCAGAGAACTTAGAGAAGTTCGATAAACTCTTAGATGAGGAGCCAGAAGTTGCAGTAGACTTTGCTCTTCAAACAATCTCAGAGATAGAAGGTGATGACAATGGGTAGAATTCTAAAACTAAAAGGATCAGAATTCACAGCACCAACAGACTTAGCAAATGCTAACTCTGCATTGAATGCACATGTTGTAAAACATTACCACACAGCTGCAGCAACTATTACGATAGTCGACTCAGCTAATACTGCAATAGGAAACACGACGGTTGAAGCTGGAACATCATTTTTCCAGAAAGCAGCCTCAGACAAGATTTACGCAAGCGCAGGAAAGTTTACTCCTGTAGCATTTACTGATTAGGAGAGACGATGAAGCTGATAGCAGAAACAACTTTTGATAATGTGAGCCCAGTTATTACTGAAGCTAAAGATGGAAGTGGTAAGAAGGAACATTTCATTGAAGGTATTTTCACGCAAGGTGGAATTAAAAATAGGAACGGAAGAATGTATCCTATGGAAACTCTTGACAAAGAAGTAAAAAGATATAACGATACTTTCGTTAAGCAGAACAGAGCATATGGTGAGTTAGGACATCCCGATGGACCTACAATAAACTTAGAAAGAGTTTCACATATGATCAAAGACTTAAGAAGAGAAGGTAATGATTATATTGGTAAAGCAAAGATCATGGATACTCCATACGGAAAGATTGTAAAATCTTTAATCGACGAAGGTGCATCATTAGGTGTATCATCAAGAGGTATGGGGAGTCTAAGACTAAACGGCGATGGTATTAACGAAGTGCAGGGTGATTTTCAACTTGCTACTGCTGGAGATATAGTTGCTGATCCTTCCGCACCAAACGCTTTTGTGAATGGTGTTATGGAAGGTGTTGAGTGGGTTTACGATGCCGCTAGCAACTCATGGCAGAGCCAAGCAGTTATAGAGGAAATAGTTAGAACAGGTAATGATTCAGCCAGGAAATTGAATGAAAATTCGATTGCCCTATTTGAAAAATTCCTAAATACCCTGTAAACCTATAATTTATAAATAAACATAATAGAATATACTCAAAATTTACGAGGAGAAAGAAATGGCTAATGAACTAGAGAAGTTCGACAACGAAGAAATCGAAGCTGTGGCCGAAGAGCAAGTAGAACTTGACGAGTTTAAGGCCAGCGGTGAGAATTCTGCTGTTGCTGATCCAATAGTGAAAGGTAATAATAAAAGACCTGCTGATAAGACAGCATCTTTTACTGCGCCTAACCCTGGTGGATCATCAGAGAAATCCGGCTCCGAGTCTAAAGGTGAAGATTTAATCTCTTCTAAGTCAGGTAAAAAAGCACCTGCGCGTAAAGCTGATAAAGCTGCAGGCGAAGGTATGGTAGGCGGACCATCAGGTTCTGGTGAATCTGTCACACCTGGTCAAGGAAGTAAAGAAATGGCACCTGGACACAAAGGTGGAGTCAAAGAAGACATTGATGCTATATTCGGTGAAGATTTAGATGAAGAGTTAAGAGAAAAAGCTGAGACAGTATTTGAAGCTGCTGTCAATGCAAGAATCTCAGACCTTAACGAATCTTATACTGAAGCATTTGATACACAACTAACAGAAGCTAAAGAGCAAATTGCTGAAGACATGACTGCTAAAGTAGACGAGTACATCAACTACTTAAGCGAGCAATGGATGGAAGAAAACCAAGTTGCTATTGAGTCTTCATTAAAAGTTGAAGTTGCTGAATCATTCATGAATGGCTTAAGAGGTCTAATGGAAGCACACAATGTAGTAATTCCAGAGGAAGCAGACTCAGATATTCTTACTGATCTTCAGAACAGAATCGAAGAATTAGAAGGAAAGCTAGAAGAGGAAACATCTAGCAAAATCGCAATGGGCAACGAATTAATCGAAGCTCAAGTACAGAACATTTTTGTTGAGGCTACAGAAGGCTTAGCAGAAACACAGATTGAAAAACTCCGTGCTCTATCGGAAGGTCTAGATTATGATAACGTCGAAGATTTTTCTAACAAGGTTAACACTTTGAAAGAATCATACTTCGGAAACAATAACGCAAAGGTCTCTGCAGATGTAGAAGACCAAGATCCTGTTGACTTAAGCGAAGAAACATCAGTTAAGTTACCAGAATCAATTGCAAAATACAGTGATGCTATAAGCAGAACTGTCAGAAAATAGGAGCAATCATGCAATCAAATTACGATACTTTAAATGAAAAGTGGAGTCCAATTATCGAGCATGCTGACCTTCCAGAAATCGGAGACAGTCACAAGAAAGCAGTTACTGCAGTTTGTTTAGAAAACACAGAGCGTGCACTAAAAGAAGAGCAAGGTTTCGGCCCTGCATCTCTATTAGAGGCAGCTCCAACTAACGCTACAGGTAGCTCAATCGATAACTACGACCCAGTCTTAATTAGTCTCGTACGTAGAGCAATGCCAAACTTAGTCGCTTATGACTTAGTTGGTGTTCAGCCAATGACCGGTCCTACTGGTTTAATCTTTGCAATGAGAAGCAGATATACTTCTCAAAGTGGAGATGAGGCATTCTACAACGAAGCAAATACAGGCTTCTCTACACAAGTAGACGACATCGCTAACACCACAATTGCTGGTGCAGAAGCGGGTAATGTGGGTACACAACCATCAGGAGATGCAGACAACTACAACTTCGCAGGTGGTATGACAACAGCTAAAGCTGAAGCTTTAGGCGACAGCGGTTCAAACGCTTTTGCTGAAATGGCTTTCTCAATCGAGAAGATCAGTGTTACAGCTAAGTCAAGAGCTTTAAAAGCTGAGTACTCAATGGAACTAGCACAAGACTTGAAAGCTATTCATGGTCTTGACGCTGAGACAGAACTTGCTAACATCCTTTCAACTGAGATCCTAGCGGAAATCAACAGAGAGATTGTTAGAACAGTTAACATCGTCGCTATTGACGGTGCACAACAAAATACATCTACAGCAGGTACTTTTGACCTAGACGTTGATTCAAACGGTAGATGGATGGTTGAAAAGTTCAAAGGTCTTATGTTCCAAATCGAAAGAGAAGCAAATGAGATCGCAAGAGGAACAAGAAGAGGAAAAGGTAACATCATGTTATGTTCATCCGACGTCGCTTCTGCTCTTCAAATGGCAGGCGTGTTAGATTACACACCAGCTTTAAACTCTAACAACCTACAAGTTGATGACACAGGTAATACTTTTGCTGGTGTACTTAACGGTAGAATTAGAGTGTTTATCGATCCATATTTTGCGCCTTCATCAGGCATTCATTATATGACTGTTGGATACAAAGGTTCTTCAGCATTTGACGCAGGTTTATTCTACTGCCCATACGTTCCACTACAAATGGTGAGAGCGGTTGGTGAGGATACATTCCAACCAAAAATCGGATTCAAAACAAGGTACGGCGTTGTTGAGAACCCATTTGCGAGAGGTACATCCGCACTAGCAGCTAATGGTGCATTAGGTGAAAATGCAAACAAATACTACAGAAGAGTACTTGTTAAAAACATAATGTAATCGATTAAGACTTACAGTTTTAAAGGAGGCTTCGGCCTCCTTTTTTTTTGTCTTAGCCTGTTGACTTCAAATCAAGAATTGGAGATAATAGTTGTATGTTAAGTAAGGAGAAAGAAATGAGTAATCACGTAAATGAAATAGTCCTTGAGCAAATCATGGACGATGTGTTAGAGCTGAAAGGCAATGACATTTGGAATGTAATCTTTGCAATTGAGAATGAGTTTGGTATTGAGAATTTACCTAACCCAGCTGATGGTGAAGATGGTTTTATCAACAAGCTAGTAGAGCTTAGATTTGAAGCGAGGAGTGCATAATGAGACCTATCCAGTATGTAGAAAGATTTAACGATTGGAGTGTACGTCAATATGACGGAGCAGAATTTGTACTTGATGGTAAAAGATACCATGGTA